TCGGAGTTAGCTCCGACACGCACCGCATCACCGGCTACATAACCTCACCCGGCTCCTCTGTGGGCCTCGTCGGCCCCGGTCACTGGCCCGTGGAGGTGCAAGAGATGAACGCGCCTAGCTGGGACGATGCGCTGGATGGGTGGCGAGCACGCAAGGCTCCCGACGGGCAGAGAACGAAGTACTACGTCTTCGTCGTCGACGACGCTCAGGGCTTGGCCGCGGGCATCTTCGCGGTGCCGGTCAAGCATGTCGTCGGTGCCTGGAGTGCCTCAGTCGACGCTCGCTTTCACGCCGAGGCCATCGCCAAGAAGGCCGAGACAGACCTGGCCAAAGAGCGAGAAGACCGCGTGGAGATTGCCAGAACGCAGGGCGAGTCGGCCATGAATCACCGCGTGCTGGCCATCAACGACTTTGTCGCTGAGGTGGTGGGCAAGCCTGACGCGGTGCGCGTCACCGCCAGGGGCAGTGTCGGCTGGGACAGCATCCTCGACCGAGCACGGTTCACCGTCGCTGGCACAGTGACGATGACCATTGCCGACTTCAACCGTGTGCTCAATACCATCAGCGAGTTGAAGACTGAACTCGCTGACCGAGGGTAGCCACGCTGTACCGGGGGGCGGGCAAGCCCCGCCCCCTGCGACCCCCACCCGCCACAAACAACTCCAAAGGAGGTAATCATGACCATCACAGACCTCACCGAGAAGGTGACGTTCGACACCTACAGCTACCTGCAGGATGGCCTCGACTATTGGCCGGTGTGCAAGCGTTGCGGGGGCACCGGCAACGTCGGCATCTACTGGGTCGAAGGCGGTAGCTGTTTCGACTGCCGCGGTCGTGGCACAACCGCGCGAGTTCCACTGACGGAAACCCAGGCCCGCACGCGGGCACAGCAACTCAACCGCTCACGAGATGCCCGCGTGGCAAAGCGCGCAAGCGAGCAGGAGAGCGGCCTTGCCACCGCGCTCGCTCTGCGAGCAGCGTTTGAAGCTGCGCATCCGGAGCTTGTCGGCGCACTGCAGTCGGCTCAGGGTGGCTTCTTGGAACGACTGCGCGAGGCGCTGGAGCAGAACGGAACGCTCACCGCGAACCAAGTCAAGGCAGGCCTCGACGTGATGGCCAGCGATGCCGAGAGGGCACTCCTGCGGGATGAACGAAGCCTCCTCAGCCACGCTCTCGGTGAGCCGGGGGAGAAGGTCGCAGTCACCGGCACCATCGAGACCCTGACCAGCATTGCGGGAAGCTACGGAAGCTCGATGCTGGTGGTCTTGGTCACTGATGGGCAGGTCGTCGTCAAGACCTTCACCACAGCGGCATGGGGCTGGGAGGTATCGCGCGGCGAGCGGGTAACCCTGGCAGGAACCGTCAAGAAGAACGAGACCTACCAGGGCGTGACTGCCTCGGTACTGACTCGGTGCAAGAAGACAGCGGCAAGCGCGTGAGGCGGCTCGGGCAGGTCATCGGCGTTCTCATCCTTGTAGGGCTGTACCTCGTAGCGGGAAGTATCTGCGAAGTTCCAGCGTGCTAAGCACTCGGGGGGCAAGCCCCCCAGACCCCCCACCAACACCGACGAAAGGCACGCTCATGGATGACACACGATTTACTGCAGGCAACGGCTGGTGGGTGGAGGGGGTGGTTCTGCGCCATCCAGGTGGTGCGCCCGAAATGAACGTCTTATCCAGTCCTGCGCAAGCCCTCATGGAGTACGGCGCGCGCAACGCTCAGGCTGAGCGCGACGCAGAGTTGGGGCGGTGGCGGTCAGTAGCACACCCTGACTGGGTTGTGTACCTTGCCTCCGACGCCGGTGATATTGACGATGCGAATTACCGGGAATGTGTCGTGATTGACGAACGCAATGGTGAGCGGTGGCGCTATGGCTCGGACATCACGGTTTGCCATAGCGGTGAAGGTAAGGAGGTGGCTCGTGAGTTTTTCGCGGCGCACCCTGTCCCTGAACTAAAACCGTGGCACGATGCCGAAGAGGGCGAAGTGTGGGTGCTGACTGCCCCCCGCACTGAGTTCGCGGCGCTCTATCTGAGCGGAGCGTTTCGACACGCGGGTAGCGGCGTGGAACTGATACTGACCAACGTAATTGCGGGTCGGCGTATCTGGCCGGAGATGACCCCGTGACTGACGCGCAGGCGGCGTTAACGGAGATTCGCGAGCTATCTGCCCGCGTGGCAGAGCACCATACCGACCACATCAGCACTCACTATGAGGGCTGTTTCGTATTCCACGCCGGTTGCTTGGCCCACGTCATTCACACGATGTGCGTGGAGGTCTCCTGGTGAGTTCTGGCCCCCTACCAACAACACCAACGAAAGGCACGACCATGATGAACATGCTAGAAGGCTCCGCGAGTGTGGGGGAGTGGCGCGTCCGTGTACAGGGCGAATGGGTGTTCACGGGAACCCGCAAAGAAGCGCGTCGTCAGGCTGATGCTGAGGCTGAACGAGAGTGGCAACCCGACGCGAAAGTGACCATAAGGATTGTCAAGAACTAGCAGGTCGAAACCGCGAGAGCGGTCTTGGGGTGATGCCCCAACTGACGAGACCAAGGAGTCATCATGCACCTCAGCACCCGCAGTGCGGCAAAGCGCCGAGAGCAAGCCATCAAGATTCTGCAGGCCCGAGTGGCTCTGCGGATGACAGCCTTTCCGGAGGTCTTCCCTGGAGGAGAGAACCTCCTGCGGCTGAGCCTCGAACGACTCGATGAGTACACCTCGCGGAAAGACCCGTTCGTCGTTACGCGGAGGGTCTATCTGCCCACATTTCGAGAGCACCAACGGCTCAGCAACCTGGGGTTAACTGAGGTCGAGTACATGCTGGAAACTATCTCTCGCGGGTGGCTCCTACTTGCCACAGCGGAGACCTCAAAGGTCAGCATCACTCCCCAGAGCATCATCGAGTACAAACCCCTAAGCCGATTCTTCAAGAAGGAGAGCACCAATGAAGCTGTTTAGCCTGTTCCGTAAGAACCCCCTCGTCCAGCAGATTGCAAGCGACAGCGGAGCAACCACCCTCACGCTCAACAGCGCCTACGCAGAAGAACGGCGAGCGCGAAACGCGCACTGGTGGGCGTGCGCTACCGAAGCAGTAGAGCGGCTCGTGCTGAGGAACCGCCCCTTCACCGCAGACGATGTCTGGTACGAGTTGCGGGCCACGCGGCCCGAAGCACAGACCACCGACAACCGAGCAATGGGGAGCGTCATGCAGGCCGCATGCCGCGATGGTCTCATCGTGCCTACCGCGGAGTTTCGAGCCAGCAACCGCCGCTCGACGCATCGTAACCCAAAGCGCGTTTGGGCACCCGCACCCGCGGGAGGCACCGTGTGAGCCTCCGTAAGGAGATGAAGCAACTCCAAGAAGAGGCTACCAATCAGGGGTGGGAAGTGCGCATCCTCACTTCCGGTCATTTATGCTGGGTCTCCCCCGAGGGCCGAAAGGTGTTCGGGGCACAGACACCCTCAGACCCCCGCGCAATACTCAACCACCGCTCGATACTCCGCAGGTACGGGTTCCGAGTCGTGGCACTCCAGGAGAAGTCAAAGTGAAGCACAAGAAGGAGAATGACAATGTCGAACAGCACATCGCCTCACACCATTGGTGGCGAGGTCTACTTAACCGGAAAGGAGCTCGCCATTCACGTCGGGTTCCCCTACCCACAGCTTTGGACGCGGCTCGCAAGAGGCACCCTGCCTTTAGCGGACGTGAACCTGGGTCTCAAGCCGCTCTGGAAGATGAGCAACGTCGACGTCTGGCTCAAGGAGCGGGAGGAAGCGAAGCCGTGAGCAACCTAGCACCACAGCTTCGCGCGGCCATCGAGGTTCTGGAGCAGCTTCGGGCTGACAGCACCTCGGTGGCCGGAGCAGGCTCGGCGGCGGGAGAGGTCGCGGGGTGGGAAGAGGCGCATCGAGTCCTCAGCCTGCACCGGCTGTTAGATGCCCAGACGCAGTCACTGCAGGCAGGCTTGGTGTGGGTGCAAGAGTTCGAGAGCAATCCCGACATGGTCTACCGTGACGGACGCAGAATGCCGGTAGACCGACTCTTCAAAGCCACCCCCGATGGGCGAGCATGCCTACGGCTCGTCGAAGCACTACTCACCGCGAAGTAGCGCCCCAGGCGCGCACAAAGCCCCCCACTTCCGAGCAATCGGTGGTGGGGGGCTTTTCGTGTTTCAGCGTGTCTTACCTGCGGCTACCCGAAGCCGAGCCTCAGACGAGCCTGTTATCAACTCAGATGTCTTCTAGCGCCTGCTGGATAATGAGCGTGGTCTGCTCCTCTGAGAGCTTCGCAGGCTCATCCCTGACGGCCTGAGCTTGGTTGCCAAAGATGCGGCTGAGCACCCCCCCAGAAGACTGCCGCTCGATGGTGATGCGCTCGAACTCACGGTTCTCATCCATCTTTTTCATGGTGGAAACGAGCTTGAAGAGGCGGTCTACTTCTTGGCTCAAGTTGGGGTCGCTGTAGCCTCCTCCAACATCCTCCGCGAACTTCATGAAGGCCACCCGTTGCCCCTGCATCTCAACAACGGACAGGAGAAGCGCCTTCAACTGGTCGGCAGTTTGTACCTGTACCGGAAGGTTAAACGCGCAGACCGAACCGGGCTTGAAAGCGGGGCAGTTGGCCGCGACAAAGCAGGTGTCGCACTGCCGCATGCTGGTCGCCTGAGAGCGCATCATGGGCAAGTCTTTGAGCGTCTGTGTGCCGTCTTCTGCGACGTCGATAACCTTCTGTATCTCGATACCTACCCCAGGCAGAATTGTCATCTCCTGGGGGTCACGAGGGGCCGGAGGAGTGGCACTAACATTCCGCACTCCGACATCACTGTTAGTAGATGCCCCCATGCCCATTTCCATCAAACCGGTGTATAGGGTGTCATCACTGTTATCAGCTACTTTCTTGCCCTCGCCCGGTGTGCGACCCCCGGGGATGGAAGTAAGTCTCTTTTTACGCTCTTCTTTGTCCATGGCAATCTCCAGTTGACGGTATGACCACACAGCAACCTTGGTGGCTTCCAGGGTGTCGTCATCGAGGAACTTCTCAAAGTCCAAGCCAGCGCCCGTGACTAAGCTCTTGTACCGAGGCCGAGCCTGGGCCTTCATCCGCTTGGGATAGCGGACAAGCTTGGAGCCATCCCAGACAATAGTCTCGCCTCGGCGCATCGGGGAGAGCCACGAGAGCGTGCTGGCGGTGCTAAACGGAATCTGCCGGAGGTTGTCGGGCTTAGCCACGGCGAGAGCGTGGAAGGCCACAGGGTACTGCGTCTGCAACTGGCGCGTGATGCCCGCAAGGTTTGTGGCGGATTCGACCGTGGCCCCGGGGATAGCGATGTTCGCGTATGACTCCGCCCACCTCCGTAAGACGGGGATACCGTAGCTTTCGTGCCACACCACCCACATCTTCGGGTCGTTCTCAAAAGCTGCGCGGTTAGCCGCAATGGCCGGAAGCCCCAGCTTCTGACTGTCAAACTCGACCCAGCCCTCGATGCGGTCGTAGTTGTAGGCAATGAAGTCTTCGTACTCACCGGCGTACTCATCACGCTCTCGGACAGTGAGTTCAGCCTTGTCGGCTTGAACAGAGCCGCTGTCTATCCAGACCTTCATCTCGGGTAGGAAGTGCTCCCCCACAAGATACGGCTTCGTCTTGGGCAGGCCGCGCTTGCGCAACCCCCAGAAGTTGAGCATGACGGAGTCGACTCCTGCGCGCTCCAACAGGGTGCGGTTAGAGGGAACCTCTACCCCGCCAAAAACAAGAGCGGTCATCGGTCGTTCCCGAAGTTGACACCCTCGGTGCGCTTGACGCGAGCATCCTGCGTGCGCTGGGTGTTCTGCTTCTCGATAGCCGCCTCGATTTCCCCCCAGGAACGAAACGCCCGCGGGGCATCGGGGCGAAACTCTGCTCGTAGATACGAGGGGACACCGAACATGACGCTGGGGATGCCGAGGTCAAAGGCGAACGCCCACAGGGTGGGGTTCGAAGTGATGAAGAGGTCTATCGACCCGCGAGAACGGGCGGCGGTGATTTGGCGCTTGGGAAGCTCCTCGTCGACGAGGCCAATGGAGGTATCCACGATGTCGTCGAAGTCGACAATCTTGTTGATGTCGAGCCACCGCTCAGTGTCGATGCGCGGTGACGACGACATGAGCACGAGCTGGTTGAAGACGGTCAGCGTACCGACAAGAATTACTCCCGTGGCAATAGGCTCCTCAGCCCTGCCCCGCATAACTCCGTCAATCTCCACAAGAATACGCATAGGCCCATCTTAACGACGATTGTTCTCAGCCGCGGGGGCTAAGCACCCCCACGAACGTACTGCAGTGCCGCACGGCGGATGAGGACATCCGCAGACGGAAGCTCGGCTCCGTAGAGCTCCATCTCGCGCTTGGAGTTCATAGACGAGATGTGCTCCCGCAGAACCCTGAGCATCGGGATAGTGCCCGAACGCTTAGCGGCTTGCCAGCGGTAGTTGTGGAAGTCGTTGTAGCCCTCGCCCTGCGGGGAAAACGCCAGCATGCGGTTCTGGTGAATCTCGTCAAAGAGAGCGTCACCCTGCTGAGCTGCGGCCAGAAGACGAACCTCCACATTGCGACGTTGGGGGCCTGCACGGGTGTTATCCCAGTCCTGCTTAGCCTGGAGGAAGCGTGCGGAGGCTTGCGCGGCCATCACTCGGTCATTGTGCGCCACAGACTCCCACGCGGGAGGGCTCGGTGCGGTAGCTCCGGGGTCGGGGGTGACTGTCCACTCATTGAACTTCAAGTCGTACGCCGCGTAGGGATGAATGGTACGGATGTCCGTGGCTCCGGGGTTGACGTAGAACGTCACCTCGTAGTTATTCCAGTTAGCTGTTTTCGGCTGGAGTCCAGTGCGGAACTCCTCGTTCATTTGAAAGCTAATCTCCCGGTCAGACAGGCCGGAGTACTCCGGGTTGGCGCGACGGAAGTCAACGTAGTCAACGCCGACGAGAACATCGAGGTCTCCCGGCGAGCGAGCCGCTTCCCACTGGTACGAGACCCCCGAGCCCGCAATCCAGGCGTGGCTCCAAAGTTCGGCGTGGCGGTACTCTTTGGCATAAAAGTCGTACAGCAGCGTGAGAAGTCCCTGACGGACCCAACTGCGAATGGTTCGGCCCTCAAACAGGGTCGGGTCGAGAATCTGTGACGGCGCACTGAAGTACGACGTCGGGTAGTTCTCGCTGAAAGAATCCATACTTTCAGTTTAGGGCGTTTCCGCTCCTTTGGAGATGCTACCTACGCGTGAGGGTCTTTGATAGAAAGCTCAATGCCGCGCTCGGCCAGCGCCAGACGAAGGGTGTCGGCCTGAGTCGCAGGGGTCGCCATCTGCGACGACATCATGGACTGAAGGACATTAGCAACGCTGTCGATGATGACACCGTTGTTCATCTCCGTCGCAATCTTCTGGCAGGTAGAGATGATGTCGGCGGAGGTGGCGTAGCGGTCGACCTCGGGGGGCTTGACTGGGAGTTCTGAGGTGCGCAGTACAACACAGCCGTCGTGCTGTACTTCTACCATGAAGTAGAAGACGGCCTTGTGGGCTTCCGGGTTCTCGGACGACTCAGAAGTCTCGTCCTGGGGTGCCGCGTCGACGTGGTCGTCGGCCTCGGTGACGGGGAAAGAGTCTTCGGGGGAGTGTGCCTGGTCGTGTTCCATGATGTCCCTTAGTTGTCGTAGAGGCCTGCGAGCGCACGCCTCTTTGTGGTCATAACGCTTTGCATGGGGCAGAAGTTACACAGGTAGGTCTTCGGTCCCCCCGAGTTGGCGGGGTCTGGCATACCGAGAGCTATGCGCTCTTTTTTGGTCTCCGGCAGGAGCCGCTTCTCGGGAGTCTGGTAGTCCGGGCAGGAGTCCGTCGGACGTAGGTGGTAGGAGTAGCAGGACATAGCGTCTTCTGCGAACTGCATCTTGGTGCTGTAGAAGTCGCCCTCTTCGGTCATGGCATCGAGACCCGAGGAGCCCCCGTCGCGCAGTTGCTTGATTATCTCTTTGCGCTGTGACTCGTTTGCCCACGTCTTAACCGGAAGCAGGAAGAGTTTGCCTTTGTGCGGGTCGCCGCTGGGGAAGCGATGGCGCTCGACGGTAATCTCCAGGAGGTCGTCGGTCTCGGGAGGCCCATCATGCGGAGGTAACTCGTCAATCGAGTTGCAGACAAAACAAAAGAGGAGCCGAATAATCGGTCCCCCGTGCTCGAACTCGCGCTTACCGATGAGGGGTGCGTCAGCCATGTAATTCTCCAATTAGTGGTCGTCAAAAAGCCTAGCAGGTTGACAACAGAAACAGTTTCGCTCCAGGAGGTAGGTAACCACACCCCTGGAGCGAACACCTCAGCTTACTTGCCTGGGTTGACCTGTGCGGGATATTCGCTGGTGGCAAAGCCGTACCCGTAAAAAGGGTGCAGGGTCTGGCGGTTTGCCATGGTGACCTCGTGACCTTGGCCAGGGCTGACCTCGGTGTCGGGGCGGGCTTTGCGGTATTTGCCGTCGGTTGCGCCCTCATTGAGGCCCGCGTTCATCGAACGGCTGGTGTTGACTGCCATTACATTTTCTCCTTACGAAGCTGTTTGGTGGTTTTCATCGTTCGGGGCTTGCCGTAGTTATTGGTGCCGCCCTCTTCGCCCAACTCAAAGGCGTAGCTACCGGGGTTTCCCATGGCGTTGAGGTGCGCCTTGACGCTGCCCTCTAGCGGACCGTTGTAAGGTCCCCTACGCTGGGGGAGCATAGCGCTGTGGCTGTAGCCCGCACCGGCGGGGTACGGGTCACCGTGATAGAAGTCGTACAGCCCCTGTCGACGGGGGTGGTTTGCTCTGTCGGGTACGATGTGGCTCATGATTCTCCTGCCTGAAGGGCTGTGGTGAGGGCCTGTTTAGGCCATCTTCTTCTTGACTCGCTTTTTCGCCCTTGCCTCATGGCAAGAGGGGCATACTCCGTAGGAGTACATAACGTCCACAGGAGACATCACTGCGCCGCACGCGGGGCAGGGGTATGAACCATGGTACATCGTGGTATGGTGCGCAATCTGGCCAGCCTGTAGCTCCATCGTAAAAGCTCCGTCTCCGTCATCCATGTTAGACACCGTCCATACTGTTGCGGGGGCTACCGGAGTACCCAGCAGGGCCTCCGGAGAACCACGAAACTCGCGGCTCTGTGTACACACGGTCAACACTCACGACATCTTCAATCGTGGGCTGTGTCCGAGGCCCAAAACCAAAGCGGTCAGGGAAAAGGCGAATCTGGGGCAGGTTGGGGCGAACGAGGTGCGCAATCTGGTCCGAAGGAATGGTGGCGGCGGCGATTGCCTGCTGAGTCAACCGCTCCTCGTTCGAAGCCCACGGCCCCGTATAGCTCCATCGGGGCTGGACTACGTCCGAAGGGATACCTGAGCGCCACGGCTTGGTGTGGTCATAGACGCCATCGACCTGCTGTCCAGCAGGAACATTGAACCCAGACACTAGAAGAGCTGCCCGTCGACCTTAGTGCGTGCAAAGTCGACTGGTTTGCGCTTTTTAAACTGAGTGCCGATGTTGTGTTCCGGGCTATTTGACCGAGGTACTTTAGGCTCTTTCGGTAGAGCGTTAACCCGAGAGTTGTACTCTGCGTCTTCGTTGTTGGCGCGGCGAGTGCCCGCCCAACCCGTTTCTTGAACAAGCATGGCGGGGACAGTCGAACGCAGGCCCATCATCGCACGCAACTGAGTAGCCGTCTGGTGAACAGCCTCTTGATGTACAGAGTGCTCGATGCCGATGGGGGTAATCCGCTTGTCCCCCGCGCCGAGCATCGCGGTGCCGCCGCCGCGCTTAGTGACCTTCTTAGTAGTCACACGTAGTGCGTCGCTGGAAACCTTGTAAGCCTTGCCCGGTTGGTTAAAGCTCATGCGATTCTCGTGCATGTCTGCCGGAGTCAGGGCGCGGTCACTCAGCGCCCCTTCGTTTGAGTCCTGCAACCCAAAAAGGTCGTGCGACTCTTGGTAGGACCCCGACCTCAACGCCTCACCAACTTTTCGGGCGCGGTCACGGTACTCGTACTCGATGTCGCCGTCGGGAACTGCCATCTCGTGGGCGCGAGCGTAGCTGACTGTCTTGGGGTTGGTCTGCGGGTTGCTCGGGTTACCCTGCAACACCTTGTGGGCGTTTGCCACGTTGGCGCGAATAGCTGTTTTAGAGAGATTGTCCAAGTCCGCGTTGGTGTGTGGTCGGATAGTTTCGCGAATATCTGGATGAGTAAGCTGTGATGCAGCTTCCGGGTTCAACTCGCGAAACGGAACAATTCTTCCCTGTTGCTCCTTGGGAACAGTAACTAATTGCTGACCACGCTTGTTCTTTAAGCTGTGCAGAGCGAGTACAACATCCGGGGTCATGTTGACGAGTCCCGAACCATGAGCCTGCAACAGCGCTTTAGTAGCCGCCTTCTCGGCTTCAGGCTTAGTGCGGACACTCAACTTGCTTGTTGCGTCTAGGACCTGCGCGAGGGGAATATCGCTGTTTTCACGTACTTTGTTAATCTCTCGCATGTGGTCAAAGTAGAAGCCCTCACCGCCGATGCCCTCACCGTCTTTAAGTACGCCCTTCGCAGCAGACGTCATGTACTTAATACGTGAGTCCACAGCACCCTGAACAGTGAAGGGCTTATTGCGTACAGCAGGCAGGGCGTTAAGGGCGCGCTGAGACCGCTGCTTCTCCGGCTGTGAAAGGTTCGTACGCGTTTCCAACTGGTCAGCAACGCCTTTGACCAAGACCTTAGCCTTCATGCTGACATTGTTCACGGCACCGACGGCGAGTGACTGTTCTGCTTGTGTCATATCTGCAAATGTCAATGGGTCACGACCTGACTCGAAAGCCGCTGTTCGCTTTTTAGTTACCACGGTCTATCTCCAGACAGGCTTGAGGTACGAGAGCTGGTTAGCTCGTCGAACATTGAGGGTTCCGGGCTCGTTGGCGATGGTGTTGGCCTTGCCGTCGTTGACGAGGTTCGGGGCAGGGGTAAGTCGAATCTCCGGGGCCGCGCGGGGGACCATGAACTGGACCGCGCCATTGACGTTGACGGGTCGAGCTTTCATCTGCCGCTGTAGGCCGGACTGCGAGCCAAACTCTGGGCTCCAGAAATAACTGCTTGCGTCAATGCGCTCACCCTTGTGAACACCGCGCTGATAGGCCTTTTGGTTGAGACGACTTTTGATGGAGTCAAGAAGGCGGTCATCCCGCCGTGAGCGGATGCTGCCCAAATAGCCATCGGGGTACTCTGCGCTGGGTACACGACCGGTGCCAATACGAACAGAGTCAAGCTCCGAACGGGCTACTGGGGTGCCGTCTCCACCTTGATTGTTATATCCGTAAAAGCCATTTCCACCCAGAGACTGCCAATTCTGGCTAGGTGCAAAGCTGTTGTAATCGGACATACTCCAATGGTCTCGCACCTATTGCAGTGCGGGGGGCTGAACCTACCGCGGAGCAACGCCAGTAAAGATTACGCCGAGGTCCTCGTCCATGGTGTAAACAATGCGGCTTCCATCGGGAAATGCCGCGTCCAAATCGTCGGAAACATCAAGCAGAACCGGTACGAGAGCCCCGCCGGGAGCCACCGAGGAAACTCCGTCAGGTAAATCCAGCAGGAAATCAAAGTCACTGGCATTGATGTAAAAAGTTTTACGAGCCATTCCCAAACGCCCTCTCATGTCCCCAACGAGCCTGCAGGGCAGTTATATGGAACTGCGCCCTGCGGCCACTGGGAGTACTCATCTGGGTTGACGATAGCGCAATTACCCTCGGCGCTACAAACACGCTCGTTCTGGTGTTACAAGGTGGGGGTATTGCCTACCGCTGGCGGGGTGGCGGGGGGTGCTGCTGGCGGCAAAACCGACCTATGCGTATACGCATAAAAGTCGCGGGCCTTATCCGTGCGGCGCTCGTTAATGCCCCGCAAAAGCTCACCCATCGTGTGACGTTGGGGTGCCTCCCCGGTGGGGTTGCCGTCCGCATCCATAGCGCCGACAGTGCCGCCGACGACTTTCCATGAACGGTTTTGTGCTTCGTACCGAGTAAACCCGCGAGTTCCGGACAGTGTGGGGTTCCAGCGGGAGTCGGAGTCGTTTACTCCAAACTGATGAAGGACTTTTGGCACCGGGGCTGCGACGGGAGTTTGTGGACCTGGCCCCGCGGGGTTCTTTGGAAGCTCCATCGGGGTCTTGAAAGCCCCCATGCTGAGAAGTACGTCGGTACCCTCCTTACCCGCACGGGCTCCGCGTGGCGCTCGAAGGGCAGTGTTGGGGGATGCCCATGCGGCCTGCTGAAGCTGCTCGTTACCCGCGGTGCGGACCTCGTCAAGGTCTTTAATTCGCCGGGAAACATCCATAACGTAGCTCTTGTCAGAAATCTTCCAGCCGCCCTGGGCGGCATTGGGGTCACCCATATGCCGAGCCGCGTGTTTTGCGTGAAAGTCAGCTACATCTTGGGGGTTAGCCGGGAGGGAGTACTCAAGGTCCTGCTGACCGGCTTTAAGCTCATCCGATGCCTGGCCAACCATAAAGCCCCGACCTGTCACGGTTTTGCGGGAATCTAGGTACGTCGAAGAGCCCCCCTTGCCGATAGCGGAGGCAATGCGGACATCGGCTTCCGTTGGGGACTTCTGAGCGGGATTGAAAGCCATATATCAATGGTCTACTGTTAGAGACATCACCACAGGCTAAAGGACAACCCATGACTGCATCACACAAAACAGTAGTGACCCACGGTCGCGACGGTCTCCGTCAAGCGTGGTGCGTATCTCTGGGCTGTGGCTGGTTAGGTGAGAACCTAACGGATGCCGGACTCGCCCGGCGTGAGGGCGACGAGCACTCTCGGACTAACCCTCAACCTGTGGCCTAGAAGGCGAATCTTCAAAGTTCAAGGTCGTTCCCCGAGTCTGCTTTGAATACGACAGCGGGTTGCCCGAGCCCTGACCCGCGCGCCAAGCAGTAGCTTGTGCCACTGAGCCGAAGGTTGAACTGCCGCTGGACAGCGGGTTACCGCCGTCCATGTGCTCTTGGACATTGGCAAGGCCTAAGCCGCCAGTGTCGGAATCGTCCATGTTCGACTTGACGCCGTACCGCTGAAAAGCAACCGCAGAAGCGTTGCGGTTAACTTCCATTAGTACATCGAGCCCTGCATCGAGCCCTGCATTGCGTCTCCGAAGTCTGCCGTGTTGCGGGCGTGGACCGAGGGGACCAGGCGAGCACTGTTCATCGTCTCTGCGGCGACCGGGTCAACGCAAGCTGAGTAGTGTGCGGTGACGCGGTACTGCGCACCCATACGCTCCAGCACGTTGGTGCGGTGCGCAACGGCCCCATACCCGGTGGGGTCTTGAGACTGGGTGTTGTGCTTAGGAACCATCGTCCCGAACTGCTCGGGAGCGACCTCGCTGGTCATGTCCGGCAGTTGAGCCGCAGCGGCATCCGAAGCGGCTCCGTACGTCACACGGGCACTGCCCGCAATGACAGCTTTGGCGTAGTGCTCATCTGCGGTGTGAATGGTGCGTGCCATGTGGGGTCCTGCCGATTCAAGATAGTTGGAAGGGGTACCGTTGCGGCGACGCATCGCGTGGCCAATGTCGTACGGGGATGCCATGAGGACTCCTTTAGAAAGGTCTTCCTCTAGGGTACCCCCCGCTTAGCTCGCAGTAACGATGAATACCATCGCGGAAATATCGCCGTCCCGTGAAGAAATTGTCGTAAAGGCGGGCTTGCAGGTCAGGTCGAGACCTTTCGGGGCAACATAGCCGCGAGCGATGGCGAGCGCCTTGACGGCCTGGTTCACTGCCCCGGCCCCTACGGCGCGAAGGCTAACCCTGCGGTTTTCGTACAGGGCGTGAGCAACAGCAGAAGCTACCGACTGAGGATTAGACCCTGCGCTGACGCGGAGAAACGGTTCTTCGGAAGATACGGGAAGTGTGGGGAGTTCGTTAGACACGAGTAGTGGTCCTTTGGGGTTCGAGGGTGCCTTCCTCGCCCCCAGAGTACCTAATGAAACGTCCCTGAACTGCCTAATCAACCGCGCTGGTTGCGGGGGTCTGAAGCAAACAGCCCCACCAGCAGGGCAAACTCTTCGGGGCTTTGATAGTGCTGCGCCGCAATAAATGCCAGGGCCAGGGCATCGGTGGCGTTGTCGTCCGTAATCGCTGCCCGCAACCGAACATTCACTGCCGTGACGACCTCTAGCTTTGTGGCGTTACCGCGGCCCGTGATGTACTTCTTCAGTGTCGTCGGAGGGACCAGGATGGGATACCGGACAGCCGAGTGTGCGTGCTCCCGGAAGGTCATTTTAACAACCCCAGAGAGCTCCCCTAAAACAGACGCGGAGTGGCTAGCTCGGACGGTGTTCTCCATAGCGGCATCGACCACTTGGCAATCCCGCTCCTCTAGCCGCACAATGAAGCCTCGAAGAAACGCCGAGATGTCGTGCAGGCGGTCGACTCCCCGCTCTGCGGAGCGATATACCTCGGAGTAGTACTGCTCTGGGGCTAACCCTGCCGGAGAAGGCGTAGACACCGCCGCGACCGCGAACCCTGTCAGGCTCTGGTCTACTCCCAGGTACACATTCCCCGGAGCTAGGGGGCGGGCGCTCTCAAAAGTCTTGGTGCGAGAGCTAGGCATCTAGGTTGCCGATAGCAATGAACATCCGAGCCGCGGCGCGGAGTTCTGCAACCCCCCGGTCATTGGGCACGGTCACCGCAAAGTTGGGGTAATCGTCGAGCGAGTTCTCGCTGGGGTGTGCGTTAGCCGGACGAACTCCCGGGCGCTCTACCCGCAACAGTTGACCGCCTCGACGGACAATGGCGGAGGCTTCGTTGTGGTAACGGACGTCAGTGATAACGACCTTCGAGTGCTCTAGCCCGTCCAGGAGATAATTCACCCAAAAGTCTGTGCCGAACATCTCTCGACCGACCTCGGTGCCGAACCGCTGGAGAAGACCGCGGGTCTCGGGAGTGTCACGCTTGGCACCCTCCCAGCCCCTGTCGGCAACGACATCCACCAGCGACAGGGGTACTCCCGCAACAGTGACGAGGGGGTTGAGCAGTAGCAACGCCTGGCGCATCGGCTCGGCAAACGACATCCGTGTGAACCCCGCCTCCTCGATAAGGACCTGTGCAAAGGTGTCCTTACCCGACTGCGCCCAACCGGAAATGCCGATAATACTGGGACTGTTCACGGTGCCATCCACCCCTTACGAGAGAACTGCTGGTCATTGGTGCGGCGAGTTATCTCCCGAGAAACCAGCGTGATGTCTCGCTGGTGGTTATCCAGCAGCATCTGAACCATCTTCCGGTAGGTGGTCTTTGCGGCTAACGACTGCGCCGCCGCCTGGACACTGGGCTCGATGTTGACCTGGGCGCGAATCAGGGTGATGCGGTCTCCTGTGGACTTTGTGCCCATCTTCTGCACAAGCAGTCGGTCGAAGCCGAGCTTGTACAGACGCTCGGCGGTGTCCTCCTGGTCTTGTGCCAGCACCAGCTCTGAGGCGATGTAGTCTGCCCACGCAGTAAGCTCCGTGAACTTCTGGGCGAGCTGCTCGCTGGACAGCAGTGTGATGTCGTAGGGAAGCTGAACCTGCTCCAGCTCGGGGCGCGTGTACCCAATGCCCCAGTCGGGGCCAACAGACATGTCGCTCATAGTGCTCCTAGTAGTTTTGGCATTGCTTGCACTTGCCCGAGGGGTTGTTAGTGCAGTCGGGTTCTGTGCCTGAGTCGACGTATTCAATTACTCGCTCGGCTTTATCGAAGACATGCCGAACCAGCTCGAAGTCGCGCTTACGCGTGAACTCCTTGAAGGCGTTATCGGCTTTGAGTTCGTAAACAAACACTGCCTCGTCAATAGGCTGTCCATCGAGGTCCCGAAGGCCCATGCGGTATGCCAGCTCCAGGTACACCTGAATCTGAAGAACGTGGGCTCCGAAGGGGGCTTTAATGAGGTTCCAGGCCTTCATGAAGTCTCCGTTGGCCTGGGACATGAACTGTGGCCCCATCCAGCGAATGGTTCCGGGGCCGATGGTCTTAATCTCCAGGAAGCAGTCGTCGCCCAGACCGCGGAGCCAACCGTCGGTGTGGCCAGCAATGCGGAGGGCATCGTCGTGGAGCCTGACCTCGTCGTAGAACAGGTGCGGAGAGGCGCAGTGCTCACACTCTGCGGGCGAGGTACCGACGGTGATGAGGTCACACAGTCGACAGCGGAACTTCCCGTGCATGACCCCCATCTCAGAGAACCACTTCTGCCACTTCTCGTGCGTCTGGTGGCCCTGGTCGAAGATAGCCTGCATCCGCAGATTGGGGCGCTCTGCGCGGCTGGCAGTGCCCGTCATAAGGAACCAGGAGGAGCGAAGGCAGAAGTCCGGCTTGATAATCTCCGAGGGGTGCAGGACCGTCGTAGAGCGGTTCTCTGGCGGACGAGACATGAGGTGGCGCTCTATCGCCCCCAGTACCCGGTTAGGGGTCTTCTTGGCGTCTAAGAACCGCTTCATGGCGTCACTGCCCGAAGAAGCCGGAGGGGCCTGATATGGCGTGTTATCGGGCGTGCTGCTGGACGAACTCAGCGAACCCCATGTGTCGCGCTGTACGATGCCATTTTCTGACGAGAGCATTTCTTTCACGATGGCTTAGTCCTCCCCATATTCCGTGTTCTTCATTATTGGTTACGCCAGAAACCAAGCACTCAGTCCGTACGGGACAGGGTGGCCGAGAATCTGAGCCAAAGCAGTGCTCTCTGGCTTGATTAGCAATCTTGTTGTATAAAAGGCGGTCCCTAGGGGGAAAGAAAAGCTCAGGGTCCACATCGGGCTTAGAACATGAGCCTTGTGTGCGCCAGGACTCTGCGGGGTCTTCTTCAATCAGCATCCGGTGCGGAATCCTCTGCTTGTACGGGGAGTGCCCGTAAACGTTCCCGGTCGTCAAAGACTTCGATGAAGTCGTTCTCGTCCAGAATAACGTAATTCTTTCCATTTAGAGAAATCCCAAATACCGGCATCCGACCGTCCATAATGGCCTCGGTACTAATCTTCTCTAGCTCTCTGGAAGAGATAGTTTTTGTCAGCTTTCCAGTCCATTTATGCTCGATAAGGAGCTCTGCAGAGCGCACATCCCCCTTGCGGCTCCAGAACGCTCCAGAGGCGGCGGTGGTAGAGCCCCCAATGCGTTTAGCTAAACGCTTTTCGTGAGCTTGAGACTGCTTCTGTCCCTCTGACTTAGCCAATTACTCGACCGCGGGGGACTGCTGAAGGACGAGGTCAACTACCTGTTCGGCCATAAGGAGGCTCTTTGGGCATAAGACGTCGAAACAATCGCAGGCGTAATTGCGGTTTAGAAAGCCCGCGACGCGGTCAACAGCCGCATTTCGGAAAAGCTGCAATTCTGCATTTCGGTCAATCTGCATTAGTGCCCACTACGGCTTGCGGAGCAGTGGGGGTGTTAGCCATGACTTCGGCTTGCATCGCGTCAAACAGGTCGGGGTCTTCGCGAACGGCCTGCAGTAGGGCCTCTTGCCCGTTCCACTTAGCGTCTCCGCGGTAATACCATGCCCCGCGACGGTCTACCGTGCCGAGGATGATGGCAAGGGACACAACCTCTTTCGCGAAGTCGTAGTCTCCGGCCTCGTAGATGCTGTGGTTTTTGAAGTAGAAGTCGACGTAGGCCACCTGCTGGGGAGGAGAGACCTTGGACTTAATGGTGCGAATCTTGACTCGTTGACCGACGCGGACCTTGTTGGCCCCAGAGCCGGTCTCAATCCACTCATCACGGCGCACCTCGCACCGCACGAAGTAGGCGTAGTCCTTGCCCTTCCCGCCGGGAGTGGTGCGGGGGTCCCCGTGCATCACTCCAATTTGCATGCGGAACTGGTTAATGATGATTCCCGTTACGGGGCGCTCGTTCTCTGTCAGACTGCGCTTCATCGCGGCTCCGGCTTTGCGGAAAAACTTATTGGTAATCAGAGCGCCGCGGCCAACGGTCATCTCGTCCATCTGCTTCTCGTCCTCAGGAGCAGGAACCAGTGCGGGCAAAGAGTCCACCACGATGGCGTCAATAGCCTTGGACTCGGCAAAGTCAATAACTGCTTGGTATGCCTCCTCCATGATGTTGGTCTCGATAACAATGACGCGCGAGTGGTCGACTCCACACAGGGTGGCGTACGCCGGGGACCACTGTTCGGCGGCGACCCACACAGCAACCCAGTCGGGGTCGCGGCGCTGGTTGGCGGCAACGAACTTGAGGGCCAGCATGGTCTTCCCGTGGCTTGGCTCACCCACCAGCTCAGTCCACTGGTTGCTCGGGAAACCACCATTGAGGATGTAGTCCAAGGTCACGGAGCCCGAAGGAGAGCAGCCCACGAGGTCTTCACGGATGTCCTCACCAATGACGACAGAGTTGTCTCCGAGCTTCTTATTGATAGCGGCCATGACCTTCTTGGCTTCTGCGCTGATTGGCATGTTGTCCCTAACCGTCAATTCTTCCGATGATGCCCTGCGGGTTCCAGTTGCTTACGCCGTCGTTCCCGCGAGAGGACTGCGTCGGACCCTCTACGTTTGCACCCGTCAACGAGCCAAAACGACTGCCCGACTGCTCAATGGGGTATCCACAGTCGTAGCACCGCAGAGCAATCTGGGGTGTCGGGCGCATGTAGTTGACCGAGCTGCACTGGGGGCAGTTCTCAGTCTGCTGAGCGGATGCCGCCTTCGGCTGCTGGAACTGCTGAAAGGAGGGCAGTGGAGCCATAGGCTGCTGTGTCTGGGGTACGAGAGAAGGCATCTGCGCCTGCTGTTGCTGTTGCTGCTGTGGGGCAGGTGCGTTGCCCAACTTACGCGCCCACCAGTCTGCGTTGTTCACTTCTTACCCTTCTCCGTTTTCAGAACAGCCGTAGGTGTGCCAAGAACCAGTAGGCCGAGGCCCAGTAACTGCGAGATAGATGCCGCGGTAGACCGCAGGATGACCTCCGAGAGGGATGCCTGAGAGGCCACGGCAAACTCCATCACCCGCTCGCGTTCTTCGGGGGACAGTGACTCCAGGTGCTCCGCGACCATCGCACCAGAGGACGCGAGAGAGTGCGCGGCAAGCAGGGGAATAAGAGTCTGTACGTTTTTTAGCCGCTCTTCGCTCGCTTGCTCTTCGTGGTCCAGAACGTCGGGCGACATGGGGACCTTATCCGGAGAAAGGTGCCGGTGAGCGTTAGGCAGTCCTGTGTCCGAAAGGAACGTATGCAGGTGCTCTACTAACGGAATAGACAAAACAATAGCGGAGGGCTTACGGCGGAAAAACTTCATTTGGCCTCTCCCCAGCGGTCAACAATCTTGACGTCAGCAATAAGCGGAACTGTCATTTCCGGCAAGTGAATGCCTTCCATAGATAGCCTAATGGCTTCTGCTGTTTCTTCCGCACGGCTCGCCGGAGTAGAAGTTACTAGCTCATCGTGAACCGTCAAAAGGACGTTTATATCGGGCTCATCGAGAAAGCAGGAGTGGGCGCGGACAATAGCGAGCTTCATGATGTCCGCCGCGGAGCCCTGAATAACGGTATTGAAAGCCTGCCTCTCGGCGCGAGAACGACGAGAACGCTGTTCTTTATCCTTCTCCGTCATATCGCGGTACGGAATTGTCACGGCGGGCAGAAGGAGGTCAGGGATATACCGCCGTCGACCAAAGACTGTCTCGACATACGGGGTTCCTGAGCGCTGACGTGCGAGCCTCACAATGCGGGCTTTGTACTGGCTGATGCGGGGGAACTGCGCCTCAAAGTCCGTCATGAGCTGGCGTGCGTCGGTCATACTGCACCCGATGCTCGTGGCGACCTTATCCGGACCAATCCCGTACGACAGCGCCAGAACCAGGGTCTTACCACCGGAGCGGTCGATGTTGAGGCGCTCGGCGATGGCGGTGTAAATGTCACGCCCTGCGCGGTAGTTCTCAATAAGGTCAGGGTCATTCGAAAAGGCAGCAATAACCCGCGGCTCAATCTGCGAGTAGTCCGCCACGACAAGCTGGTTACCGGGCTCTGCGATAAACAGGTTACGCACCATCTTCCCGTAGTCCGTTCGGGGATTAGGGATATTCTGCATATTGGGCTTTGACGACGATATGCGGCCAGTTTCCGCTCCGTGCGCCTTGAAGTCGGTGTGGACACGTCCGTCAATCAGCAGGCTCTCTCGCGGTACGAGCCTGGTCTTGCCGTTGGTAGTGCGCTTGACGAGGCCACCGGTGTACGGCATGACGTACGTTGTCATGAGCTTGTTGAGGTCCTGGTACGCCAGTAGCGCGTCTATCAACGCGTCTTTGCCGCGGTAGAACTCCAGGGCATCCGCAGAGGTCGACAGCATCGTGTGGTCTACGTCATTACCGGCCTTGACCGCCTCGCGCCCACGCTCCGTAAGCGCCGCCTGGAACTTGCGGTCGGGGTTAATGCGCGGCTTCTTGCCGTCTGCCTGCGGGGCAAACAACAGCCGTTGCTTCTCTTGAATTGAATTGATGGGAAAGGCTTTACCCGCTAGGCGGTAGACGTTGCCCTCGGCCTCTTCAATGTCCGCAAGAAGCTGAACCCGTAAGGTCTCTAGCTTGTCGACGTCCAGAACGGCCCCCCGCAGCTCCATATCGCACAGGGCAACCAGGACATCCATCTCCAGCCGCCAGACGCGGCTCAAGGAGCCCTCCAGCTTGACGGCGAGCTTCTTGTACAACTGCCACGTCAACTCTGAGTCAATGGCTGAGTACAGCGCTACGTCTTCAAACGAGTGCAGGGCAATGTTGACTCCGATGCCCTTCTCCATCTCGACTCCGAGATTCCTCTTCACCGAGTCCTTTAGCTTCAGAGAGTTCTTGTGGAGGTTGTTGATGATGAACCCCGCCATCATGGTGTCAAAGTGCGGGCCTGCCGGAACTGCGCCCCGGAAGTACTTCGCAACGGACTCCAGGTCAAACTTTGCGTTGTGCGCAATCTTGAGCGCAGGGCCGAACATGACCGGTCGAAGGGCCGCGAACACCGCCCCTGGGGTGAGTTGCTGTGGTGCCGGACCAAACACCGGCTCGCGCTTGCTGTCGGCTTGGGAGTAGTGCTTATCCGTTACCTCTTTGCCCTCGGCAAGCCTCCGGCGACCCTCCGCCAAGATAGGACGGTTCCAGCTTAGGAAAGAGCCGTGTGGGTGTCCCATGGGGATAACGTCGGTGCGGTTATCGGTCGCAAAGCTAATCCAACAGACGTCGTTTATCTTGCGGATAAGGCGGTTCTCGCCAATGGTCTCAACGTCGAAGGCGAAGGCCTCGACGGAGCGGTAGTGCGCGACGAACTCAGCTAGCTGAGACTCGGTGGTAATGAGATTGAACTCCATGATGTCCTCTGCGTAGTAGCCAATAAAGACAAGAAGAAGGCCCCGCTAGTCATGGGATAACTAACGAGGCCCTCCACGGTGGGGGCTACTTGAGGCCGACGAGCGCCTGGGCGACCGTCATGTGCTCCTCATAGCTGAGAACGCGAATCTCGCTGGAGTCGTACGGTACGAGGTTGTGCAGGAGGCTGTCGGAGACCGCGGGGTCAAGCTCCCACTCCTCGGACAGGTCCTCGCGCTTGACGCGCTCCAGGGTGTAGGTCGTCTGAGGACCACTGCCCTGGCGAGAAACTGACCAGAAGTGCTTGCTCAACGGCCCACGACGGGCGTCGTCGTTTGCGGCCTTAAGCTGACGAGCAAGGGTCGGCGGTGCCGTCAGAATCTGGAGGTTGGGGACGTCGTCCGTCAACACCAAGACATTGAAGGCAAACTTGCCGCGCGGCTTTTGGCCCGCCACAACGGACAAGGGGTCTTCGTCGCCGAGGCTGACGTAGGACTTCTTGCCCTCTTTCTCAATCCAGAACTGCTCGTAGACAGCGAAAGGCTTGTCTTCGACGAAGCGGACGAGTTGTGCCGACTCTGTGAACTTGAAGTCAACGGCATAGTCGCTGTCTTTCTTGTCCATCAGCTTCGACGCGTCGTCCCAGCCACCGGCTTGAACCGAGGTCTGGTGCTTACCAACAGCGCTTGCAGAATCTTCGACTAGGTCACCTGAAAAGTTGACGTAGCGGGCTGCATCCATGGTGGGGTTTTGCATTGGTTCTTCTTTCGGTCATGAGGCCCAGGGCTCTCGGGGGATTTAGGTTGTGAGGCACTACGGCTCTCAGGCCACTGCGTCCTTCCAGCGGGCAATGATGCTTGCCGTTAGGTCGTGGTGGTGTGACCACTCTACACGAGCCGCACCCAAAAGATTACGACTTGAAAACTCTTCAATAGCAATCTCAATGAGAATCCGAGTGTATACCCGATTTCCATTGACCTGCTTACCCTGCAGTGTCTTCGCTTTGAGCCGATACGGGGCGGCGGGGATGTAGCCCCGCTTCTCCCAGGAGCGAATAGTGACCACGCTTTTCTCTAGCGCCAGGGCCAGCGCGCCAATAGAAAACAACGAGGTCTCTACCCCGCGGACACTGCGGATAATGGGCGACTGGTCCCAGCCGGTGGGCTCTTGGAATGCTTTCTGACGGTTCTTGGCGGCGGTGACGTTGTCCGGTCGGCGGGCACTCTTAGAGCCGGGGGCACGGTCGAGGCCCTCAAATGAGCGCAGAACGTCCTCCGCACTGCGAAGTCCAACCACGGTCAGTTCTTCCGGGGTGCGCGGGGCTTCTGCGGGGTCAGCGCCCACGTCACGGTCACGGGGTAGAGGGCATCCAGGTCATCCTCGGAGATAAGACCCTCCCAGTGCGCCTGGAGGAGTTCCTCCTCGTCAATGGCCTGTGTCACGACCGTCTTTACGACGCGGTCCTCCAGCCCCAACTGCTTCAACCGCTCGGTGACCGTCTCCGTGTCCAGGAGCTTGCGCGATGAGCGACGCTGCTTCTGGATTCCGGTGTAGCCCTCAATGGCGTTCGGGAACAGGACGTTGAGGCTTCCTTTGTCGTCTTCTTCGCCAAGGGCATCCAGAAGTTCCAGGAGCTTGTCGCGGTCTACTTTCATCTCTTCGGACAGGGCATCGACAAGAACCTTCTTCTTGAGGAAGGAACGACTGACCCCATCGAGGGTGTCGGTGTCCAGAATGCGGGGTTCCGTGGGGATGATTTCAACCATTATCTGCTCCTGTTGTTAGTTGATAGCTTGCTTCAGGAATGCTAGCAGGCTCCGGCTATCTAGTTCCATCCCGCCGACGTCGTCGACGCCGGAACCATCCAGCAGGGCACCGGCTACTGCAAGCTTCTGGTGGACCAGGTCATGCTGGCGAATATCCAACGAGCGCTCCACTAGGAAGTCCTGGACAATGACCATCTTCCACTCCGAGGAGACCCTCTGAATGCGGCCATTTCGCTGGAGAAGAGCACCCGCTGACCAGGGGAGGTCGACGTTGACCAGCAGATTGGCCTGGGGGAGGTTGACGCCGTATCCGCCAGCATCTGAGCTGACGAACACCCGCACCTCGGGGTCCTCCTGGAACAGCTTCTTGTTGGCGTCTTTCTGCGCGAGGGATAGCCTCCCGGAGTAGGGAACCGCCTTCGCCCCGAAGCGCGCGACCAAAGTCTCGACAGCATCGACCCAGGAGACAAACACCACGACCTTGTAACTCGGGTCAATCTCAAGAAACTCCGTGACGTAGGCCTCTACGGCATCGAGCTTGGGAGTGCCGTAATTGAACGCCAGCAGTCCCTCGTCAACCAACTGCGCGGCGTACGCGCTGCCGTCATCGCGGGTCGGGTCGTGGTGATGCTGCGCGGAAAGGGTGATGAGCTCTGGAGACACGCAGAGTTGCCGGAGGCAGGTGATTCCGGACATCACCGCACCGAGCACAGCGTTTCGGGGGTCTTGATAGCCGAGGCCCGCTCCGCCATACAGCGTCGACAGGCTAAAGACGCCGCCGGTCTGCGCAAGCTTCTCTAGATGGGGCATAAGGTCTCCCACCAGCCTGCTATGGAGCTTTCGGCTCCGAGCATCGAGAGGCACCACGATGGGGTCGCGGTACATCGTGGTGGGCAGATACGGGGCGACCGCGGGGTCGGCTTGGGTACGGCGGACCATGACGGAGTCAAGCCGAGTGTGCAGGCCCGCTAGGTTTCGGTACCGCTCGACAGCCCCAAAGGTGTTGCGCTCGATGTAGGCCTCGTCAAAGGACTTAAAGTCGCCTAGAACTGTGCGGTCGACAAACTCCATAATGGAGAACAGCTCCTCCGCGCGGCCATTCTCGATGGGGGTCCCCGTGAGCGCTAAGCGGTATGCGACCTTACGGGCCAGGGCCTTGACGCGGCGGGTGCGCTGAGCTCTGAAGTTCTTCAGGGCAGTTACTTCGTCGCAGACGATGGCTGAAAACTCCATCTTGCCGAGCAACTTCCAGTCCTTGGTCACCTGCTCGTAGTTGACGATGACATACGAGAAGGTGCGCGCGAGGGAATACTGCTCAGCGCGCTGTTTCGGGGTTCCGGAAATGACGATGGATTTACGGTCGGTGAACTTTGCGATTTCTCCCGCCCACTGCGCCTTCAGCGTGGACAGCGCGACGATGAGCACCGGCTTCGTTACCGCTCCCTGCTCCCGCAGAGTTTCGATGGCCGCAAGAGACGTCGGAGTCTTACCAAGACCCATCTCGTACGCTACTAAGGCGCGGCCCGACAGGAGGACTTGTAGGTCCTGCTGTTGGTAAGGGTGAAGGGTTCCCGTAAACATATGCCCGCTCGCCGTAGAGGTAGGAGATTGCATTCTCCATTCCCCAAGTGATTTCCTCGTCGGTCATCTCTCCGGGGTCTTTCTTTCCAGTACTACCGTAGTTGAAGAATCGAGCATTAACGCCATATTTGTGGCACAGTTCCATAACCTCCTGCGAGGCCTTTCGACCGGCGGTATCGAGGTTGGGATTGTCAAAAGCAAAAACGACGTTATCCACCGAGCGAATGAGCTTGAACTGCTCATCGGACATAGAGGAGCCGCAGATAGCTACTGCGGATATGTTTCCCACATCATAAAAACGGATGCAGTCCAACGGAGACTCCACAACCACTACCGAGTCTCCAGTGAGCTGCGGCAAGCCAAAGAGCGTCCGTGACTTCTTCATCCCCGGCGGTCGGTTGAAAAAGTGCTTGTGGAACTGGCCCTTCTCCTGCCATCCCAGCAGGTCGGGCCTAGAAGAGGCTCCAGAGTTATCCACCGAGCTGTCGAACTGCCAAATTGGAAGTACCCAGAGCTGCTTCTTCTCGTCCCAGAGGACTCCAAAGTGCGCAATGGCCTCTCCACTAACTCCTCTAGCCGTAAGTGCCTCCGTAGGAGGTGGCCCGAAGAGCGCCAGTCGGGCGCGGGACATCGGAACAACCGAATCAGCCGACTCCATGACACGCTTTGGGATGGACGCCAGCAGCGTCGCCAGCCGGTCGGGGTCAATCTCGGCGATGTTGTCCAGCCACGCGCGGGCGGCGACAAAGTCATACGAGACCTCATCGCCCCAAAGTACGGTGACGAAGCCCTGGACATCGGCCACCAGCGCAAGGAGCCCCCCGGAATAGTGGCAGGAGAAGCAGATGTGCTGGCCCGTGGAGAGGTTGACCCACCAGGAGGGGCTGTTGTCTTCGCGACCAACAATGCGGCGATGCGCAGGACACAGCGCGTTGGCCTCATTTCCCCGCACGCTGTAGTCGAGTCCGAGGGCCTGCAGGACCTCCTCGACATTTACGGTGCTCACGGCGTTTGGGACCAGACCGCGGAGTCGTTGCAGAACTGGCACGAGAGCTGCTGTGACTCATCATGAAAACAGCCACGGTCCCAGTTCCACGTAATAGAGGTCTCTGAGGGGGGACAGTTACGCGACTGGACAATCTTCAGCAGGCGGATGCCCTCATCCCCTTCGACTGGCTCCAGGCCAAGAATGACGTCGGAGTCTTGGAAGAACGATGAGGAGTAGCCGATGGAGTCCGCAGAGACCTTGTTCCCCTTCATTTTCCACAGCAGAGTCTGGGTCGTGATGACGATGGGGATATTGAGCTTCTGCGCCATCCGCTTGAGTCCGCGGGTGATGTTCGTCAGCGCCTGAGGGGTATTGGCCTCTCCGGTGACCTCGTCCAACATCAGGTAAACACCGTCGATGAACACGATGTCGGGCTTCTTCTGCTCGACACTGGCCAGGATAGAGCTGATGGTGAGACCGCCCACTGCATCGGTCAAGTGGAAGGGCTGCTCGCCGTTCATGGCGATGAGCTCATTCTGGTAGCGGAGCTTCTCGTCGTCATGCAGTGCCCCGCGACGAAGTCGGGCGTGCGAGATATGCGCACGCATGGCGTCGGCCCGCTGTTGCTGTTCATGGTTGTTCATCTCGAAGGACTGAAAGATGGGTACCTTGCCGGATTTGTGGATGTTCAACGCCACCTGCAGGGCAATCATCGACTTTCCCGTCTTGGGCGGGGCGATGATAGTCACAAGCTGTCCCGCCTGCAGGCCCGCGGTCGCCTCATCAATCTTCTCAAAACCGGTGGCGATGCCGAGCAGAGCACCGGAGGAGTTAACGAGGTCTTCGTACGCCTCGAAGCGCTTCTCAGCGTCTTTCGTGAGGTCGATGTGGGTGGTCCCCTGGACCCCCTGCTCGTTGACAATCGTGAGGGTCTTCTGCATCTCCAGCAGAGCAGCCTCGTGGTCGTTTGTCTGCAGACTCTCGACGACCTGCGCTGTTCCCGAGAGGGTCAGCTTCTTGCGGCGAAAGGCCACCATCTGGTCAACGAGATAGTCGATGGTGTCTTCGACATTGACGGCTTTGAAGTTGGGGTAGTTATCCCGAACGGTGGTGTACGTCGGCACCTCTCGGTATTGCGCGTAGTGCTCCCGCACAAACGTCCAGACCCGGCGGAGGTCATCATCGACAAACCAATCGTCTTTGATTCCTGTTTCCAACAGAGGAATGATATTGCGGTCAAGAATTGCCTTGCTAAGAAGGCGGTATTCATTATCGTGCGCCATGTATTTATCCCGAAATAGTAGAAGGCGAAAGGTAAATGCGTGCCGTGCAGAACTCGCTAAAGGTTGAGAGAAAAGTACCAAGAGCCGTAGCGAGCGGCTCTCTGGTGCATGTCGACCACACCCTGCAGGTTAGGTCGGTACGGCAGGTCGTTGATGAAGTCTTCAACGCTGGGGTAGACCTCGGCGTGGTTGAACGGGTTGGCCCCCCGGCCATCCAGTCGAGCCATGACGCGGTCAAGGTCCGACTGTTCCCAGACCTCGTCCGCAAAGGCGACAAGCTCCACACTGAGTCCATGCTTGCTGGAGAAGTTCCAGAGGTAGGACAAGACGCGGTTGTCGTAGCTCACCTCTGAGCGCTTGGTAACCGAGCGTCGAAGGAGCTTCTTATCTTCTTCGACTTCCGAGGAACCAATGACGTCAATAACAACAATGAGGCGGCGGGGTGTTTCGTTAGAGATGTCTCCGCCGCGCATTAGTCGTCCAGCACAACGACGCGTGCGGAGTGCGCAAGCATGTGCCGGAAACGGGGAGCATCATCCATCAGGTTTTGGACGTCCTCGTCGGGGACGGTATCGGGAATCTGGATGGAGTACGTCCCACCCTGCTTGACCTGGCTCAGGACGTACGCCATGTGGCGGCACCGGCCAAACCCGCGGCGGGTGGGGCAGGTACACCGAAGCTTGGTGTAGTCAAGGCGGTCGAGTGAAACTTCACACACGCCTTCAGGCTCTAAAAAGAACTGGACGGTTAGCCAGTTGATGCTTTTTGTCATAGAGCTCATTTCCCCTCACCTCCAGGGTACTTGCGAAGGTCTACGCCGTGGACCTCTACTGGAACAAAAGCCTCGTTGAAGAAGCTCTCCATAACGGTTCCGTATTTAGCGGCCCACAGATTAGCGGGGACATTAGTAGTAATGATGGTCGGCAGTGCGCGGTCATACCGAGTACGCAGAATAGCGTCGAATGAGTGGTCATCGTATTCCGAGCCGTATTGCTTATTGATGTCATCCAGAACGAGAACTCGAACATTGAGTCGGTCGTTTTTGGCGATGCCGAGGTAGCCGTCGAGCTCATCAGTCATTTGGGCGTACTCCGCACCGGAGGCCGAGAAGGAGGCTTTGCGCTGGCGGAGGTAATCAATCATGGTCAGGTAGTACACCGGGCGACAGCGGAGGCTCATGTCCGAGTCGCTGTAGCCCAGTACCGCTTTGCGCTCAGAGGCCTCCACGCGGCGTAGGACCTCCATAGCGGCCACAACCGCTGTGGTGGTCTTGCCGAGTCCGGGAGGGCCGGAGAACAGCAACCCACGGCCTGTGGTGGCACTGCCGGGGTTGCGGATGACCTGTCCGGAGACAACATCCTGGACCCAGTTCTCGACCAGTCCCGACCAACCGGCGTTGGCAGTCAGGCTGGTGGGGATGCGGCCCCAGAGGCGCATCGGGATGTTGCTGTTGTTTTGAAGCCAGAACCGAAGGGTGGAGTCGGTTGGCGGTACACGGAGAGTCGAAATAGCTGTGTTCACTTCGTCCTTTCGAGGAGTCGAGATTCGTATTCCGCGAGGTGCTTACGCCCGCCAGGAGTATCGGAGAAGGTGGTTCCGTCCGAGGCCACCGGAGGTTGCTGTGCGAGCAACTGGGCGGCTGGGGAGGTGTGGCTGGGTGCAGAAAATATGACCGTAGCAGGTGCTGACGTCGATTCATTCCACGACATTCCGGCGTGGGCATAGCCCGCCACGATGTTGGCCCGGTAGAAGTGCAAAAACTTGCCCAGAAGCTGGGCGGGGGTCAGCGATTCGATGCCGGTGACGTTGCGGGGCTCTTCGAACCAAAGCTCCACAATCGCCTTCTCGACTTCGTGCGGAACCGAGTACTGACGGCGATACTGCGCCAAAATCTTGGCCAGGGCCATGACGTTAAGCATCTTCGGCACCAACGGGTTGGCCTCCGACAGCCGACGGGAGATGTCGGTGGCGGTGTGGCGAGTGTTGGGCTGAGACTTCCTGTTTCGCTTTTGGTCCTTGGCATCAAGCTCTTCGGGAAGGAGACCTGCCGCGCCGCCGCCGTCGAAGTCATCCTCGTAGCGATTTACCATCGGTGTGCTCTTTCCCTTCACCTTGCGCGCATCGCGTGCAAGGGTAAGACGAACGTAGTGAGTCTTACGAATAGCTAACTGGTTCCTGTTAGTCATTGACTGTATGGGCAGGTCACTAAGTGTGGACCCCACATCTGTGTGGGATGGTGCGGCTTCTACTTCGGCTGACCACCCCACGGGTTTGTGGGGTATGTGGGGTGGTGAATCCACGGGGTTGTGGGGTGGTGGTGGTAGCAGAAGTCGATACACGTTGAAGTAGAACCTGCCGAAGTTGCGCTTGGTTCTGGTGATGAGAATAAGGTTCTTCTCTTCCAAGCCGCGGAAGGCACGCCGAAGAGATTCGGTCGAATAGCCGGTCATCCCGGCAAGCTCTTCTGTAGAGGCGGTGACAATGTCTTTTTCCGCGACTTGGTATAACGCAACCAGGGTCTTGAACTCTGCTCCCGTGAGGTCAGACGAGAATATCTCGGGGGGCAAGAGCATGTTTCTCCAGTGGTCGATGTGTGACCTGAGCATACATGTTTCAGCGGCGGCGGTGAGAGGAGTTTGGAACAACAATCGTCGGTCGGTTAAGCCAGTTTTGGGCCATTAAAGCGATAGCCGCTCCGGCACCCGCCAAAAGGATAATGTCTCCGGCGGAGTCCTCTAAGTACCAAGCCCAAGATGTAGTGATGGCCACCGTGGAGACGCGCTGTATGTAGGGGGCCAGGGAGTCTGGGTCAATGTCCTGTCGGAGCAGCGACACTAAACGAGATACTCCCCGGCCCACGAGCTCCGCGAGAATTAGAGCAAAAAGTCCCAGCATAATTGCAGAAAAGAAAAGGTCCATAAGACCCAGTCTAGTTAGTCCTTACACGCTATTGACAAAGCGCTGGAAGGCACTCCAGGTTCCGTTTCCGGGGATACCGTCGATGGGTCCTGAATAGCCCCAGCTTGCTTTTAGCCAACGCTGGAATGCCTTATTCGTACCGGTTCCAGGGTCACCGTCGATGGGTCCGGTGTACTTCCAGTTGCGCGCTAAGAAACGCTGCATCGCGCTCCAGCTTCCGTGGCCAGGAATGCCGTCAATGCCGCCGACGTAGCCCCAGTCTCGGGCAAGCCAGGTCTGCGCACGTCGCCACGTTGTGGGGCCTGCGTGACCGTCAATGCCGGTACGGGGAAGAACCTGCGCGGGGGCATTCCGGACACCGCGAGCAGCACGCGCCAGTGCGACGCTTGTCCGCGGGCCGAAGAGTCCATCTAGTGCTCCTAAGTAGCCGTGCGAAGCCTGCAGCCAGCGCTGAGCGGCGGTCCAGGACAGTCGACCAGGAAGCCCGTCGATGGCCCCCTGGTATCCCCAGTGCGTTCGCAAGAAGCTCTGCAGTGCGGTCCAGGTCAAGCTTCCTGGGATTCCGTCGATGATGCCGGTGTAGCCCCACTCGCGGGCAAGCCAGGTCTGTAGCCCTCGCCAGGCGTTCTTGCCTGCAAAGCCCCCGAAGTCAACGCCCGAGGCCACGCTGGTGGTGGCCGCTGGTGCTGGCACGGGTGCTGGTGCCGGTGCTGCACCGGGCGTTGGTGTCGCACCTGCGGGCTCTCCCAAAAGTTCTGCCGCCCGCTGGGTGATGGCTTCTACCGGGTGCGGTCCTGGGCAAAAGGTTGCGTAGGAGGCGCGGTGTTGTAGCCAGAGGTCGCGGTGGCCGATGACTGTGCGGATGGAATACCGCGCCCGCAGGTCGTTGAGTAGCCGCGCTGCTGCGTCAGTGGCGGCGGCAGAGATGGGCCAGTCTGGGGCTCCGCTCTCATTTTCAATTTCGACGGTGATGCTCCGCCGGTCCCACGCGGCACCCTTGCCGCCATCGCGGGTCGAGCCTGAGGTCCACGCTCGAAGGTCCTCGTCGACGACGAGGGTGATGCGCCCCTCGTTGCTGATGGTGTAGTTCGAGGAGACCTGCCGAGTGCGGTTGACCATCATGTCGATTACTGCGTCGTCGTTTGTTCCAGCCTGGTGGTGAATGAGGTAGGTATCAATGGTTGTGCCGTTGCGGTCTGAGGACTGCGGGGACAGTCGAATCTGGTTAGTGAGGGCCGAGTGGGTCATGATTTCTCCTTCGGTATAGCGGTGGGGTTGAGCACAAGTACGTGAGGTACGTGATGTACGGCGTTATGCAACGCCCACAAAGTCGACCTGGGTTCCGCCGTCGAAGTGCGTTATCACTCGGTACGGAGTTTCCATGGGGAGATAGTTGGGGAGCTCCTTGCGAAGCTGCTCTAGCCGGGAAATCTTGTTCATGTACTTGTAGGAGATAGAGGCGTTATCGACCCCGGCCCAGCTCGCGCCACCTGCTACGTAGGTCCCGTCAAAGTAGTCTCGCGGTTCGTACGTTGTTTCAATCTGCCCCGCATCGAGTTCTAGAGTGACGTTGTTCGCGTCGGTCTCTACCGAGAGCGTCACTGCGGGGTTTGCACCGAGTTGGTCTGGCCCAATTCCGCAGGCGGCGCAGGTGCTGACTACCGCGTAGAGCCGCTGCCATGTCGCCGTCAGGGTGTAAGGCACCTCGATGCGCGCCGCGGGGGTTTGGTCTGAGTAGCTGACTGCCGCCACCATGCGCACTGCGACTTCGCCCACCGTGCAGCGCGCGTAGATAGCGCAGGAGTGCCAGACCCCCAGTGGTCGGTCGGTAATCGTGGCAGAAACACCGCTTTGCCCAGCGGCGTTAGTCACAACCCTCAGCACTCGCGCCCCGGTGTCAACACCCGCTGGTCCTTGGCTTTCAATAACGTCACTGCTGGCGGCGTCGATAACCCAGCCGGTAGTGCTTGCGGGAGCGGCCAGGATAGCGGCTCTTCCAGGACGGGCAGCACGCGCCCCGGTGGCCTCAAAGCTGGGGTTAGGGAGCAGGTTTGTTTTACTGGGTTCCAAAAAGACATCCACCGAGCGCGGCTCAAAGTACTCTGTAACGCTCGACAGCGAAAACTGCACCATGTCGATATGCACCACACTTGCGGCGCTAAAACGAACGCTGAGGGTAGCGAACGCCGCTGTGGCCGGGGCAACGAGCGGACCCTGCGAGAGACGCGTCCAAGCAGCAGTAGCTGCTGTGGGAGTTCCAGTTACGGTCGACAGTGCAGTGCCGCGGAAGTCATGCCAGGTCACTGCCAGTGTGATGTTTGTATCGACAGTGCGCTGAGCGTACAGCGAGAAGGCATACGACACGTCCCCCCTAACGGGTATCCCGAGAGTGCTGGGGCTGGAAAAGCCATAGCTCAAAAAGGCGTTAGGGCTTGTGACTGTTGCTTTGCCAGTAAAGAACCTGTCGATGGAGTTGGGGGCTTGAAGAGACGTCGGCGGCGGGAGGGTATCCACGGCGTCTAACAGAACTCCGGCGTTGGCCTCCCAGAGGCCGGTGTCTTGGGCAAAAGTTCCATCCTGGTAGCGAAGGAGCCTATTGGGAGATTCTGTCACTGTCGGAGCAAAGCCCGTGATTGCCTCGATGGCGTTGGCCGCACCCTGCAGTGTCCCCTTTGTGGCGAACAGGTTCCGGGCATCTTTGACCATCCTGCGCTGGTGGCGGGTGCTGCTGGTGGTCTCTAGGGGAAGGCCCAACTCCTGCGCCCGAAGAGCGAGCCGCTCGGGGGAAAGATTCAACGCATCGCGGTCTGGGATGAGCAGGTCAGCATACGTCATCAGCTCATCAACGGTGTAGGAGATGCTGGCCAGAAACGTCCAGAGGTCACTGTCGATGTCGACCTCATCGAGGGGGTTACCGGTGGCGGTGGTGTACACCCGCGGCAGGAGGTCCATGATGCGCTCATGGGTCGTCTGAGTTCGGGCATCGCCGTCACCCAGGGGCACAGCGTGGTCCGTAGCCAACAGGGTGTAGGCGTAGCTTGCGGGGAACCAGCCATCGTCGAGCAAGAGCCAGATGGCGTAGAAAACAAAGCCCCCTGGGGTCAGCCCTACTGCTGCCGCTCCGACGTTTTCTTGACCGTCTCGGTAGAGCCGCGTATTGCGGTACTCACTCTCGATTGCGGTGTCAATAAGGTAGACGCCGTCTTCTTCGTTTTCGGGGATATTGCCCTGATTGCGGATAAGCCGGAAACGGCTAAAGGAACCCGAAGGAGGTACCCACCGAACGTCGATTCTGCGGTAGTCCAAGGCCTGGACGGCGAAGGGCTCGACATCCAGAGATGAGGAGGGCTGTGTGCCGTACAGGACAGCTCCCGCACCGGGCGGGTTGTACAGAAAGGTGCCATAACGTGCCACGAGTTAGGTCCCTACGTTAGGCGCTGCCGCCGTCGAGTGACAGCGCGCGCAGTGCTCCGGCGGGGGTAATAGCGGCGACCGCTACTCCACCCGAGTTTCGTGCTTCAAAGAGATTCGCGGTCTGGCTCACGGCAGACCGAAGTGCGAGGTTGACAGTGGTTGTCGCGGTCGGCAGGATGACTGAGCCACCAGCCAAACGCACGAAGTCGTTAATGACGGTGAAGACACCGTCTTCGACGTTTTTGATGCGCTGCCCGACCGTGACAAGCGACGTTGCTGCGCTGGAGAAGGACCCAATGCCCCATGCGGTGGAACGCGCTTGGGGGTTGAGGCCGACAGTGTTTGCAATCGCCGCAACCTCTTCATAGACGAGGTTGATGTCGTTAGCGTCGACGGCATCTTGCAGGTTGACCTTGGTGGCGAATGAGACTGACGCACCGGGATAGTTAGCCACAGGAACTCCTTACGAGATATTGGCGCTACGGCTTGTTTTGGCCGAGGAACTTAGTGAGTGCTTCAGAGAGCACTTGGACAAAGCGAGTGAACCATCCGGGGGTGGTATCGGTGCTCGGGGGTACGACTACCGGCGGTACGACGACTGCTGGCGGAGGTACGACTACAGGCTCCGGAACAACTACAGGCTCCGGAACAACTACCGGCGGGGGGACAACTACCGGCGGTACGACGATTGGCGCTGGCACGACCACGGGGGGCGCTACGGCTACCGGCGGAGGTACAACGACCGGCGGGGCGGGGAGGGGCGTGACGTCCACTAGACCGGAGGTGCTTATGGAGGTGAATCCGCCGCTCCAGTACCAGAGACCGCCCGCGGCGCTAAACCAGACAGAATTGCCGCCGACGCTCTCGCCGCGAAGAGTAAAGCCCACCAGAGTGACGACAGAGCCACGAGGCGCGAGAGCTCCCGCTGCTCGGCTTCGATTAGGGTCTTGGCGAGAATACGCTCCGTTAGGACCCACTTGGCGCTGGTTAGCCGCCAACGGCGGAGGTGTATCGGTTCCCGGCAGGTTACGCGAAAAGTAGGGGTTAGGGTCGACGCGGGTGCCAGAGATGTACAACTCAAAGTGCAGGTGGATTCCGCTGGCGCGTCCGGTGTCGCCCATTGTTCCGAGGTGCTGACCTGCAAACACAGTCGCTCCCACGGCTACCGTGAGGCTCCCTGTCCGTAGGTGGCTGTACGCGGTGCGGACCGTGGGGGTGTGCTCCACCACGATGCGGTTGCCCCAACCGAGGTTGTCCCCGCCGCCATCTTGAACAGAGACCACACGGCCCGGAGCAGAAGCGACTACCCTCCGTGACCCGGTGATGTTTGCGTTGAACCAGCCGTAATCTTTGCCCTTGTGACCGGCGTAGGACATCCAATCAGCAGATTCCCAACCGGCGGGTGCGGGGGATATGAGCTTCATGGTCTACCCTTCACGTTTTTGCGGCGGTCAATCAACCTCTATTGTCTCCTGCGGGTGGGGGGTTCAGTGGCCTGAACCGAGACAGCCCCGTAGCCGCTATCTGTAGCCGGTAGCTGTTTTGGTCGATGGCGATTCCTTCGGCAGGTTGTTAAACCGCCGCAGCGTCGGGAACAGGCGGCTCCGCAGCACCCGCAGCTACGTGGGACGCAACCCAGTCGGCCAGGTACTGCCCCCCATCGCGGTTTTGCAGAGCTCGGTCATACGCCCACCACAGCAGCGGCCCAGCCGGTCCCCCATCTGTGGACCCGATGAGCCTGAAGCACCGACCACAATCGCACACCCAAACAGTGTTTAGCAGCACAGTGTCGTCAATTTGTGGCGCAAGCGGGAGGCAGAAGTGGACGTTAGCGCCTGTGTAGACGCCAAGATTGTGACTCATTAAGTTCTCCTAAGCTGGAATCTCTTCAACGATGATGTGGGGATGGTGCTGGGTGCCGTTGTCTCCGGACAAAAGCGTTGCTGTTCCAGATAGCGCGTTGATGTCTTTGCCCGCACTTCCCCAAAGCACAGTCCCATCGTAAGACCGAAAAAGAATGCGGAATTGCGCACTAAACACACTGTCAACAATTAACGGGTTGATGAGCAATGTGTTGTTGTACGCCAAAATATCCGGCCCGTTCAAGGTCATATTCTCGTATCCGGTGCTACCTAGACTTTGGTACGTTCCGCCGTTAAAGCTAACCTGGGGTTCTATATACACACCGCCCCAAGAGGAGCTGTTGTTCCTCATAGGAATATGGTAAAAAAGCTTAAGTCTACTGTTGGCTTTGAATCCCGTTATGTCCGCAAAAGTCGGTCCAACCACCCATGCCTGCCCCGCCGAACGACTGGTGGTGTCTACCTGAACTACGGCTATATTTGACGTTTTGGATGTCAGTGCGGTCACGCTCGCCACCAGCGCCTGCTGAACTATCGGGTCATACTGACCCACAATAGACGCGGCCCACACGATGTAGCGGGCTACTATGTAAGGCTGAAGGTTGTTGTGTGCTTCGCCTGAGCCGGAGTTTTGGTTTGTAGCGGTGGTTGTCTGGTTCGTGGCTGTGTTGCCGATTACAGAGACGTTGCTGGAAGATGCGTTGTTCGTTGCCGTCGTGTTCTGCGGAGTCAGTCTAAAAATCTGGTTGTTTGTGCCGCCCGCTAATCCCCAGCCGCCCTGCGTGCCCCCGC